CCCGCGTCACCTGGGAAAAAGCCGAGGTGACGTCTCCTGAGCAGCTGTACTGAGTCCCGGTGAAGCGGGAAAGCGGCGGCGTAGGAGTCGCCAGGGGAGATACGGGGTCCGCTGGCATGCCGTCTGCCTGCTGCGCGCTCAGGTAAGCCGAGTAAGCAGGATCGGATGCGTCAGCGACCGTGACGCGGACGATGATCTCCCAGTTCTCGCTATCTGCCCACAGGCTCCTGACCGGCACCGGAACCTGGACTTGCGGTCCGGAGGTGCTGACCGTGACCAGGGCGAACGCAGGCTTGAGCACTTCCACGACGCTGAGGATCCCGTAGGTGTCCGATGCCATCTGCTGGCGCCCGGCAAGATCATCAGGGTAACTGCGACGCGGCTGGAGCACGACCTCGTTGCGTGCGCTGATGCCCAGGCCGCCGTAGATGACGATTCCCTGAAGCTGGCTCCAGGTCTGGCTGCCGATGTCGTCCCAGGCGGGGTACCTGGCTTCCAGGGCGCTCCACAGCGTGGCAGGAGATCCCTGGGGACCCTGGGAATCAATCAGCGCCCAGGTCTCGAAGGCCGCGCAGGGAACGCCGCTGATCGCCTCGGCCAGCGCTGTCAGGCCGGGCAGTGTCCCGCCCAGGGTGATGGCCCGGGCCAGGGCGATGACGCGCTCGCGGAAAATCGCATCGGCAGCCTCGATGCCGTCCCAGGCGTCAGCGGTGGCCAGGTCGCCGTAGGGATCGAACAGGGTCCCGGTGACGGGATTCGCCGGGAGGGCGCCATCGGGCCCGCGCAGCGCGCCGAACAAGGCGCCGTAGAACGAGTCAAGGTCGTAGAAATGCGAGCCGGTGATCGCCGACTGGAGGCGTGCGACGGTCTGGAGCTTTCGCAGCTGGCCGGCGCCCGAATCCCCCATCAGCGCCGCCATGAAGTGCATCAGCACCGAGGACGGGCTCAGGTCGTACAGGTCGCCGGGGAAGTTCTTCAGCCGCTCGGACAGCAGGAGGTCCGGCGAGAGCAAGCCGGTGGCCGTGGAGACCCGGCCGGGCAGCGGCTGCGAGGGAACGGCCTGGAAGCTGAGGATGCTTGGCGCGGGCGTGTCCGGCCAGTCGAAGATACTGCTGTTCTGGCTGATGATGCCCGGCTTGAGGCTCGGATCCGAAATCACGACCGGCATGAGCTGACCTCCCCTCTGTCCTTCCGGGGACCGGGTAAGCTAGCTCGTGGTGAGGCTGGCTCCTGCAGAGCCGTCCTCTGGCGCGGTTACGATCGGCCGTGCTTGCCGCTGGGACGTGCTGGTGACGTCACTCGCGAGAGAGACCTGAGTTCGAGGCCAGGAGCGGCGCGAGATAAGCTGGCTCATGCCGGGCCGGGCTGCCCTGCGCCGTGGTGCTTGGCGAGATGCCCTGACGCTCTCCCGTCTTGCGGGAAGTCCAGAATCACGCAGGGCAGATGGTTAAAAACCCGGCCCGGCACCCGGTTTTGCGAGGAAGAGCATGTGGCGTTACTGCCCATCAGGCGAAGCTGCCGAATGAGTTGGGCGCCTTCGTCGTGAGCTGGACGGCGCCGAAGGACGGCACGGTGTCGTCTCCGATCTCCACGTCCACCGGATTGCCCCCCGCATCCACGTAGGAATGCACGACCGCCCCGTTCACCACGCCCTGGATCCCCACGCTGTGGGCGTTCGGGTTAGACGGATTGTAGCCGGGAATGTCAGCGCCCGTGATGAACCGGCACGCCGAGACGCCGGGAGTGTTCTCCACCACCTGGATGACCGAGCTGGGATAGACCCGCGAGTTGAAGCCAAGCTGGGCGAGATAGTTCGAGATCGCCGTGGATATCGCCGCCTGTGTGGTGGACACGGTGACCGAGGGGTCGTAGATCACGGCGAGGGAGAACTGGAGGAAGAGCACAAGCGCCTGGTGCGCCAGGACATCGGTGCCGGCGAGCTTCCAGTTCGCGATGTCCTGCTGGACTGAGTAGGGAATCTGGTTGTACGTGTAGTCCTGTGATATCGAGAACGGCGTCCCCTCGGCAGGGCGGGCGAGGGGACTCCATTCCAGCCCGAACAGCGAGGAAGCGCTCCAGCCGGCAGCGCCCTTCTGATGAACGATCTGGTAAGCGTAGTGAACGCTGCCCGAGACGGTTCCCATCGGGTTGACGGCCGAGGCGAGGCCGTAAGTCGTGCTGCCGATGATGATCGTGGACGGGAGCGTGAGGATCGGGCCGAAGGCCAGCGCGAGGAAGATATTACCGGCCGTCGGCGGAGTTCCGTCGGGATTGATGAAATCACCGGTAAAATAAGGATCAGTAGAAGTCGAGGAAAATGATACGGCACCGGTCCATTCGAGCGACTGGGCGGCCGGGACCGCATCCGTTCCGGCGCACCAGACGTCAACCCGGTTCAGGATTCCCGAGGCCGGATCGTTGCGGCTGGAATCGTCGAGGTAGAGGAAACTTAGATCCACCACCTCGCCGTCAGGGAAGTAACTGGCATCGATGACCAGGATCTGCGGCGGGTTCACTGAATAATTCCAGGTGTACTGCGATCCTGGGGCGGCCACGTCGCCACTGTCGATATCACGGCCGACCACCTGCCCCGAAGGGTAGACGTACTGCGCATCGGTAACCGTGGAGACGGCAGCTCCCCCGGCGATCTGGACCTGCTCCCTGCGCCTGGTCGAGGAGCCCACCACGTTGGCCGCCAGGCAGAACGAGTTATTCAAGGCGATTCCGACAAACATCTGCTCGGTTCCGGCCATGGATTTGAAGACGGTGGCCTTCCAGCGCGCCTGGAGCTGGGAGTCCGTCTCCTGGTTAGCGCCTCCCGAAGTCGCCTGCGTGTTGGTGACGGCGCTGATCTCAGAGGCCGGGGTCTGGAGAACCGTCAGGGACCCGGCGGGCACGTTCCCGGCCGGCCCGGCTGTCACGGCCTGGACGGGCACCGAGGCGGACAGGGCGCCGACGTCGAGGATGGCGGGGGCCAGGGCCTGGAATATCACCGATCCGTCAGAAGTGGTCACCTGAGCGTTGACGGGGACGCTGATCACGTCCGTGCTGGTGCCCCGGGTGAAGGTGATGACTCCGGTCGCGCGGGAGGCCGGGTAGCGCGACATCCCGAACAACTGCACGAAAGCATCAAGGTCAGCGCCGACTTTTGAGTTTATATCGTACTGATAAGTCAATAGCTGATTATCTATGGAAGCATCGGATATCTGAGATGCCACGGCATCGATGATCTTCCTGGTCACCGAGCCGATGGTGGTGTCGAGATCGGGCTCGGAGACCGCCAGGGCAGCCATGATCTGCGAGGCAACATCAGCCTGAGAGGGCACGACAAGCTCCTCTCGGGGCTACGGGCGGCCGGGCAAGCATGATCAGCCAGGAGGGCGGGCTAATCCGCCATGCTCCGCTAGGCACCGGCCGTCACCGTCCGGGACACCTGGATCTGAGTGCCCGCCTGGGTCGTGAGGGCAATCGCCAGCTGGACTGTCTCCGGATCGGCGGACTGCCCGGCGCTGACGCTGTCCACCGACGCGATCACGTCAGCCGCCGTGAGCTGGGACCGGGTGCCGGAGAGCACGGCTGAGACGGTCTGCTGCTGCTGGGCGTCCATCAGCTGCTGGAGCACCCGCGCGGCCTCGGATGTCACCAGGTCCGGGGTGCCCGCGAGCAGCGGGGCGCCGATCATGGCCGGGATCGTCGAGCCCCACTGCGGGTGGTACGGATCATCGCCGTAAGGCTCGCCGAGCGCGAGGGCGATACGCTGGCGCAGGTAGGGAGCGCCGGTCACCGTCGCAAAGCCCCGGGAGCCCACCAGGAGATCGCCGCCAGACAGCTGCAGGTCTTTCAACGCGCCTCCCTCTATCCTTCCGGGTCATCCTGCGCTGAGCGCGAAGACCGCGTCGAGGTCCATGGTGACGGTCGAGGGGGCCGAGAAGCCGAAGGGCTTCAGGTTGCCCGAGGTGTCCAGGTGCAGGTGCGGGACCTGGTTTGCTCCGAACGGTTGCGTCGACGCGCTGACGGAGCACGGCGCCGAGATGATGGCGGCAGCGGAGAAGAACCCGGCCGGGAGCACGGCGATCACCCCGCTGGTGAGCCCGGTGACGCGCCCGGCGACCTGGGTGTCCCCGTCCCCGGTCAGGCGGTACGAAGGAGCATGGTAGCCGGTCACGGCGGCCCAGCTGGTCCCCAGCTCCAGCGCGGCCCAGGGCGAGGGGGCGCCGGGGAATGCCCCGGCTCCTGATCCCACGAACACCGAGAAAGCCCACCGGCCCATTTCCTGGGTAAGCAGCCAGTTCTCGCCGACCTGAGGCAGGGCTCCCTTGCCGGGCAGCCAGTAGAGCGGGACCCTGACCTCGGTCCCGCCCCGGTCCGCGCAGATGGCCAGGTTCTGACCCGGCGGCAGGTCCATGACCCGGACCAGGCGCTGGTCGATGCCGATCGAGTGCGATCTCGGGTTGACAGTCTCCCTCGGCGCGTTCATTTCTTCTTGCCGCCTCCCCCGCCGCTGCCGCCGCCGCCCGTGCTGCCGGGCAGACCTGGCGCCTGAGCCAGGCCGCCGGCAATCGGCAGCCCGATCAGGTTGCTTCCAGAATTGCTTCCCGCGCCAGGCAGGCGGGCCGGAGCGGCAATGTTGACCGAAGTGTTGAAGAATCCCTGAGGCCCCATCTGGAAAGAATGAGTGACAGTCGTAACGTATGCCTGGAATCCATAGGCTGGGATCTGGATGAGCATTCCCGGCCACAACTCCGGCATGAACGTGAGCGGGACTTGGGCATCGTACTGGTAAGCCCAGTTCCGCATGAAAAGGAAGAGCGCGCTGAAGAACTCGCCCGATGGCCCGGTGACCCCCGGCATCTGCTCGAAGTCGGGCCTGGCGCCGAATCTCTTATAGATGTAGGCGATGAACTTCTGCGCGTCCGCCTTGGTCGGCTCCAGGCCGAACAGGGCATACATGATCGCGGGAACGTCGATGGTTGCGATTCCCGTGGTGGTGATGGCGAGAAGCGGGCCGACGTTCTGGACGGTGGCGGTCTGCAGGTCCAGGGCTTGCTGCGCGACGGGAGCCACCGTGTACTGGTGGGTGACGAAATCCAGGTCGCTCCAGTAAACCGTGAAATCCTGCAGCTCGATCGGCTCGATCTTCATGATGGCGGCAGTGCCCCACAGGCCGTAGTAATCAGGGAACCAGGCGATCAGGTCCCCGTTGGGGGCAGAGGAGAAGCTGCGCATCGTCGAGAAAAAGAGATTGCGCAGGTACGGCAGCAGCGGCTGATCGTTCAGCAGCGCCCGCACCCCGGTGAGAGCCTCGCTCGTCTGGGTTGAGATATCGAATTCCGGCACCCAGGGCGTGGAGCCGAAGAGCTTGTCGAACGGGTCCGACGCATTGTAGAAAGGCTGCTGGTTAGCTGTCCCGAGCTGAACCCCCGCGTTGAAGCCGGTGCCGGGAGAGCCCGATCCGGCGCCTGAGCCCGAAGTGGGGCCGGTGAACGGGATCCCGCTGCCGCTGTAGTCGATCACTCCGGGCAGCCCGGCGTTCGTCCAGTACCCGTCGCTCTTGACGACGCTGGCGTTGGTGCCCGGCATATGCGACCCGACAGTGTGGACGCCGTCCCCCAGGCTCATTTCCGTATGCACGGCCGGGTCCGCGTGGTACATGAAGGCGCCCTGGATCTTCATGCCGATATCGGGACTGACGAGCCGTCCCGTGGCCTTGCACCACGCCTGCTGGTCATGAGCCGTCCTGGGCATCCCGTTCAGGGAACCGGTGGTATGAAACATCACCCACTGCTGGAATGAGCTGCAGTCAAGATGGATGATCCTGGCCAGCGGCGTGCTCGGCGGAGAATCCTGGTCTCCCGGGAAGCTCCCGTAAGGCACGGGCGGCTGCCGGTTGG